TCGGCGTCTGCGTGCTCTGCCCACCGAATCCGACCAATCGCCCAGATCACCCGGGATGGACGATCCACTGTGAGCCGCGTGAGTGGGCCATCGTTGGGGAAGGCGCGACACCGCGTGCAGCCTTCCGTGACGCGCTCGCCCGCAACCCATGACCCGTGGCTGGGAGGACTACGCGGCGATCCCGCCCGCGGAGTTCACCCGGCGCTGGCGGACACTCCCCACACCGGAGCTGCGAAACGAGGCGCTACGTCTGCGGTTCCGCGGTGATCAGGCCGGGTTCTTGCGGTTCTTCTGGCCGGATGTGTTCGTTCGGCCGTTCGCGTCGATGCACACCGAGATCCTAACGCGCCACAAGGTGGGCTGGCGCGAACGGCAGGGGTCGCAGGCGCGGACCTATCGGGCACTCGCCGCGCCCCGGTCGATGAGCAAGACCGGCATCACCATCGCCACCCTCGTCCACGACGCGGTCTATGGCCTTGAGCGCGTCGTGCCGATCCTCTCTGCCGAGCTTGGGCTCTCGCGAACCTCGCTGGCGACGATCCGGGCGATGCTCTCCGAGCCGCGCCTCTCCGCGGTATACGGGCCGGTGTCCTTCGTCGGCGGCACGGATCGCTACACGGTCACGGTGGGTCAGCACGCTTGCACGTTCATCGCCAAGAGCTTCGGGACGAGCGTTCGCGGGCTCAAGGAGGGCATGATTCGCCCCACCCGGCTCGTCGTGGACGACGGCGAAGACAAGCTCCACGTCAACAACCCCGACAGCCGCCGGAAGTGGTGGGACTTCCTCGTCAGCGACATCCTCAAGCTCGGCGACATCTCGGGCGGCCTGATCGTGGATTGGATCGGCACCGTGCTCCACGTCGACAGCGTGCTGGCAAGGCTACTCAAGGACGGGGGTTGGCGGTCCCAGCGCTACCAGGCGTGCGAGGCGTGGCCGGAACGCACGGACCTGTGGGCCGACTGCGGCCGCGTCTGGGCCGACCTCTCGCTTGGAGACCTCGACACGCGCCGGGCCGCGGCCCTCACGTTCTACGGCCAGCATCGTGAGGAGATGGACCGGGGCGCGCGGATGCTGAATGCCGCGTGGATCACGCTGTTCGCGTTCTTTGAGGCGATCTGGGGAGAGGGCCTATCCAGCGTCCTAAAGGAACTCCAGAACACGCCCCGCGACCCCAGCGCGAGCCTGTTCGACTCGTCGAAGTTCCCGCGCTGCCGAGTCGAGCGGGATGCCCGCGGGGATCTGGTCATCATCCGCCCCGACGGCAAGCGCATTCGCCGCGCCGAGCTGCGAAGCGTGACCATGCGCCTCGACCCGATCCCGGGTGAGCAGATGGGCGGGCTTGCCGGCGGCCCCGGTGGCTCCGACTTCGCCGCCATCGCGGTGATCGCCGTCGATTCGGTGGGGTTCGCCTACGTCGTCGATCTCTGGATGAAGCGCGCGAAGATGAGCGAGCAGCTTGCGGCGCTCTGGAGCCTCGGAGAGAAATGGCAGGCCACCCGTGCGATCATCGAGGCCAACGGGTTCGCGGTCATGATCGGCCCCGAGTTCCGGCGCGAACAGGCCGAGCGGCGGGAGAAGCGCCTTTACTGGCAGCTACCAGTCGCCGGCGAGGCCTCGACCACGAACAAGGAGGGCGACATCGCGGCGCTTGAGCCGGTGTTGGCGTCGGGGTGGCTGTTCTTCGCTGAACACCTCCCCGCCGAAGGGTTGGCGCAGTTCGACGACTTCCCAACGGGGACCCACGACGATGGGGCGGATGCCATCGCCCGCGGCTATCGAGATGCGAAGCGGATGGTTCAGGCCGGCATGGTGGACGAGTTTCGACGGGGATAGGCCCGCTCGTCCACCCGAGGAACATGCCGCCAGCCTTCACCTTTGCTCTCGACCCCGCGCTGCTCACCGAAGACGATCCAGACCTGGAGAACGGCGACGGCGGGGACTCGTCAGGCGACGTGCCTCCATGTAATCCTCCGGGCGATCATGCTGATGCTTGGCCCACTGACGCCGAAGGCCGCGGATAAATCTCGCAGCGATTCTCCCGCTTCTCGCCGTTTCCGAATCTCACGCACCTGCTCGTTGGTGAGCTTCGCGCAGACATGATCCTCGCTGTGCACCGGCCGTAACGTCTCTGGATGAAGCCGCGAGCCGCTCCGGTCGCCGCGGGCCAGGCGTTCGGGGTGCTGGCGGGACCAGCTTTCATCTCCCCGCTTGTTGGCGTCGGGGTGCAACCATGCCCCGCATGTGCCATCGCGCACCATGTCTCCGATGTTCTCTGCCTGCGTCCCGATCCGCAGATGTCGGGGGTTGCAACACGATGTGGCTATGCACCGTCGCTCCTTCCCGTGCAGTACGAATAAGCCCTCGGGAATGGGGCCGTAGGCAAGTTCATAGGCCACGCGGTGAGCAAAAACGCGCTGACCGCAGACACCTACCCGGCCATATCCGCGCGCGATGTTGCCGGGGAAAAGCAAGCATTCATCAGATGGTCCGGCGGCCAGCATAGCGAGCAGCCAGCGTATTCCTTCGCCTTTTCGTTTCCGCATATGGACTCCGAAAGTTACCCTATCCAGCTTTGTCGAAAGGCGCAAATACGACCGCGCTCGTTGAAATGTGCGGGGTAGTTGAATCCGACGTAGAAGGCTCCTTCCTGCGGCCAGAGGATCCCCGATAGTCGGCGGACCCCAAGCGCAGCAGCAGCAGCGTCCACGGCCTCCACGGGCACCCGGAAAGGCTTGTCGAGCGTCGACGTGATCCCGTCGGCCGCTCGGGAAAACGGGTGGTTTCGCTTGTCGCGGAGCTCAACGATCTGACGGCCGAGCGGATCCGGAGTGCCGGGCTCGTCAAGCATCTTGGCGGCTTCCTCCAGCGCGGCCTGTGACTTGTCGTTGTAGGCCCGGTTGATCTCCATGCGCACGATCAGCTCTGCCGATCCTGAGTTTCGCGCCAGCGTGCCGGCAGTCCCGCACACCGTCTCGGTGATCTGTGGGATGCTCTTGCCGCTCGCGAGGCCTTGGCCGATGTCCCGGGCGATGCGGTCGACGATCTGGCGGCCGTAGCGCTCAAGGCTGTGGCGATGGAGAAGAAGGCCATCGGGTTGGAGGATCCGGGCCATCGCCCCGAACTCGATCCGGTTGCCAGCATCCACCATGACGCGCTCGTTGGCGCGGATCGCCGCCATGACGTGAGCGAGCGCGAGCCGTCCAACCGGGGTGGCGACGGCCTCGATCTGCTCCCCGAGCCTCCGTGAGAGCGTCCGCGCTGCGGTGTCGACCTGCGCGAGCATGACCCTCGCCTGTTGGGCGCTGTACGGGGTCGCCGTGTCGTCGATGCCGAGGAACTGCTCCGCGAGCGCCCGGCGCGCATCGTTCAGGACGACGAGGGTGCGACGGGCCTCGTTGTCCGACAGGCGTTCGAGAGCGAGATCCTGACGGCGGAGCAGGTCGTGAATCGGGGGCATCAGGCGCCCCCGTCCTCACCGGCACCACCCCCGCCAGCGCCGGGCGCCGGGCTTGGCGCGAACACTGGCTCGTCAGAGTAGTCGGCGGCGTCCAGCTCGGCGTTGATGGTGTCGAGAACGCCCGGCGCCGCGTCGTCGAGGAAGCTGGCGGCGGTCTGCTTGGCGATCTCGCGCCGGAACGTCTCACTCTTGACCATCGGCGCTGCGAGCGCGGCTGCCGTGAGGAGCCCTTGGAGGTCCGCTGCGTCCCATCCGTCGAGGCCGGTGACGGTGATCGACTCGGGATCCACTCGAAACACATCCGCCACGCGCTTGGCGGTCGCGAGCATCGCAGCCCGCACGGCGTCAGCGTAGGCATCCAGCACGATTTCGAGGGCCTTCCAGTCGAGGCTCTTGCTCGCCCCGCTGGCAGCGGCAGCAGCGCCCGCGTTCCCGACACTCGCGCCCATCTGGTGAGCGACCCGGTAGATCCCCTGCCTGGCGACCTCGATCCGGCCGGCCAGCGCATCGTAGCAGGCACCGCTGGGCTCGGCGAAGGTGACCGTGTCACGCTCGCCGAGCAGCAAGTAGGCCCCCGCGGTGAGGAGCGGCGGGATGGCGCCGTCGGCCGTGCAGACGACCATCACCGCGTGCGCCCCGCGATGGAGCGCCCAGTCGAGATCGTTGGCGAGGCCGGCGAGCTCGACGGCGGGATCCCGGAGCTTGCCGCCGATGTGGAGGCCCGCCGGCAGATCGAGGCGCACCACCGGGATCTCGGGCCGGCCGTGCGCGATGGGGGGCAGCGCGGTTGCCTCGTCATCCGGGCCCGGTGCCGCCTTTCCCTGGGTTGGCGTCCACTCCCATCGGCTGATCGCCGTGCCATCAATGGCCGTCCATCGCTGCACGGTGACCTGGGGATCCGTGAGCACACCCTGTCGAGTGACCGTGTCGCGCACCATGACGGCCGTGAGCCCGCCCGTCGGGCCGGTCAACCAGTTCGGCACCATCGCCGCGGGGACGGAGACAAGGAAGGGCCGGGAGAGGCCGCGCTGCCGCTCGTCCGCCGCGCTCGTCGGCGGGACATCGGCGGGCGGTGGGAAGTTGATCCAGACGTAGGCAGTGCGGTCCTTCGCGGCGTTCGTGGCGATGGCACGCCACCACGTTGACCAGCTCGTTCCTTGGCCGTCTACGTTGGCGATCCAGTCGTCAGGGAGCCCGGTGACCGTCGCTGGCGACTCGAACAGCCAGCCGATCATCAGGTCGAGGATCGGCGCCACGTTGTTTTCGTAGGTCGCGCGCCGGCACCGCTCCGCGTAGGCGGGCCCGCTCTCCAGCTCCTTCTTCGGGAGAAACACGTCGAGGCGGTCATGCCACGGCTTCCCGCCTTCGTACAAAGCGGCGATGTCGGCGAGTAGTTCCGCGCTGAATGTCGGATGCTGCTGGTTGAGGACGCTGATTTTCATGGGGCGAGTCTACCGCGCCGACTGACAATATGTCACGCGCGCTCTTGACCACTGACAAAAAGTCAGTAACACTCGCGCCATGCCCATCGACCCCGAGACGAAAGCCGAACTCGACAAGCTCGCTGCCGCAATCACCGCGGAAGCGCTCGGGAAGGCGATCGGGGCCGCCCTCACTGCTCATCTTCCTGGCCACCTGAAGGCGATCAACGACGAGATCGCCGCGCTCAAGGCCACGAAGACCGAGCCGAAGACGGGCGACGACGAGCCCGGGAAGGGCAAGGACGGCAAGTCAGATCCCGTCGCCGTGCAGCTCGCGGCGATGCGGAAGGAGCTCGATGCGTCCAGACAGCGCGAGGCTGACGCCGCCACCGCCGCGAAAAACGCCTCGCTGGCCAACGCCGCCCGTGACGCGCTCATCAAGCACGGCGTGCCCGCTGACCGGGTCGCTCATGCGATGGCGTTCGTCAACGCGCAGGGCGTGCTGAGCTACGAGGGCGACAAGCCGGGCTGGAAGGGCAAGGACCAATACGGCGCAGATGCCGTCCTCGACATCGACGCGGCGGCCAAGGCCTTCCTCGGCACCAAGGACGGCCAGCTCTACCTGCCCCCCGTGAACGCCGGGGGCACCGGCGGCGGCGTCGGAAACCCTGGCTCCCAACACAACGGCGCCACCACCCTCGACGCGCTCCGCAAAACCGGCGGCGGCATCAACATCGGCTCACTTCTCGGCGGCTGACCGCCACACCACCACCTGACGAGGTCCGCTCATGGCCACCATGTCTCTCGCGAACATCTCCGCCTTCCTCAACCTCGTGTACGGCATGGGGGTCACCGCGAACTTCCGGCGTGACGTCGTCCTCCCGAACATCGTGGACACGGTCACCGAGGGGAACTCGACCTGCACCTGGCGGACGGAGATCGCCGCGCGCAACACCGCCGCCGCGAAGGCTCAGGGCTACGCGGTGCAGGACAGCGACTTCAGCTCGGACGCGAAGCTCCAGGCGACGATCGCATGGGCGCATTACGAGTCCTACGCGAGCATCGACGGCACCGCCCAACGCGTCAACTCCGCGAACAAGGGGCAGGACGTTGACGAGCTCGGCCATGAGCTGCAGGCCGCCGCGGAGGAGCTCGCGCAGAAGATCAGCGTCGACAGCTACTCGGGCGACTACACGGCCTCCCCCGTCCAGATCGGCGGCCTCGCTGCCGCGGTGGCTGCGACGGGGACCTACGCCGGCATCGCACAGGGCTCCTACGCCTCCTGGGCGGCCGGCGCGAACACCGGTGCGCTCGCCAGCCTCGATCTGAACATGATCCGCACCAAGCTGATCCGCCCCTACAAGGACGCCGTCGGCAAGGTGCCGGCGCTCATCCTCACGGACGGCACCGTCTACGACAAGGTCGTGAGCCTGTTCGACGCGAAGTCCTTGATCGAGGTCACCACCGTCATGAGCTCCAGCGGCGAGCAGGTTGACATCGGCAAGCTCGGTTTCCGCGGGATCAAGGTGGACGGCGTGACCGTCCTCGAAGACCGCCACTGTACCTCGCAGACCATGTACGCGGTCGATCCGCGGTTCATGGAATACGTGCAGACCCCCCCGGTGTGGACGAGCATGGACCCCGGCCAGCTCCAGGGCATCGTGAAGGAGCTTTCCGGCCAGCAGATCCCGATCGAGGACATCGTGGCCGCGCAGTTCGCCGCGAAGCGCAAGCCGACCGCGCAGATCAACGCGCTCGCGAAGACCGGCGATTCGACGCGCGTTCAGCTCGTCATCGACATCCAGTTGCGGCTCCGCCGCCGCTCCGCCGCCGCCAAGCTCACCCTCTCGTAAGGAGTCGCCCCGATGTCCACCGCACTCCTCAAGGGCGGCTTTCCCGCTCAAGAGCTTGACCCGATCGTCAAGCGGCTCCTCTACCTGCTCAACAGCGCCTGTGGCGCTGCCGGGATCCAGGCGGGGACCACGGCCGGCAAGCTCAAGACGGTCAATGCCATCGACCTCCGGGTGGACGGCCAGATCTACCACAAGGCCGCGACGGATGACCTCTGGGACCTCTCCGCCGAGGTCACGCTCCCCGCCTCAACGTACCGGGCGTACTGGTTGCTCCTCAACACGTCGGGAACGGCCTCGTTCGTCCACGGGGCGAACAGCGCGAGTGCCGCAGCGGCCCTCGCAGACCTCGTTGCCAACCAGGTCCCGGATGCCACCAAGAGCATCATTGGCTGCTACGTCTCCAGTGCCGCGCAGAACTTCGCGAACGCGCTCACGGGCACGTTCTACGATGGGATCCCGGTCGCCGCCGCCTGCCTTGATTCGCTGACCAGCCACGGGCCGTAAACCATGTCCCTCACTGACGCACAAAAGGCGTCTGTGAGGACGTACCTCGGCTATTCGGATCAGTCCCGACAGTCCCCATCGAACTACCGTTTGGAGGGCGTCTGGGCGGGCCTTTCGTCCGACGCCGTCACGCAGATCCAGGCGCTGCTCACCCAGATCGACACTATCGAGGCATCCTTCGGGACGGCAACGAGCGCGAGCAGGGCGGGCATCATCGAGGTGGACAACGGCGGCGTGAAATGGGCGCCGAGCGGGACAGCAACCCTCTCCGTCCTCACCCGTCGCGGCTCCATGCTGGTCAACCGTCTCGCCACGATCCTTGGCGTTCCCGTCATCAAAGATCCCTTCGCCGTAGCCCCCGCAACGGGCGTCTGTGGCCTCGCGTAGCTCTGGAGTCACCGTGACCGCCGCCTCGTCCACCCCGCGTCCCCGCAAGGCTCCGAAGGCCGTGGCGGAGGTGTGTACGGTGTGCAGGGTGCGACCCCCCGCGGATGAGGCGAACGTGTGTCGTCCGTGCCTGGAGGCCGCGCTTGAGCGGCACGGGTGGATGGAACGCGGCGACGGGACTCGGCCACCAAAGGCCCGCCCGGCCATCGAACCCGAGCCGCCCCCCATCGATCCCGAGATCGCCGCCAAGCGCGCCAGTCCGGCCCCTGCATCCGTGCGGGCGCTCCGCTCGTTCATGACCACGCGTCCCCGCAACGAGGACGGCAGCGGTGGGCAGCCGTGGCGCGTCGGGTTCTGTGACGTCTACAGCGCCGAGAATGCCGCCTATCTCTGGATTCATCATGCCGAGCATGTCGAGCCGTGGCCCCCGGTGGCGTCATGACGCTCCGCGACGAGCTTCAGCCCGTTGTCGATGACGGCCGCCAGCTCGCGGCCGATCTCGGGCTGCGCCCACGCGCCCTCATCGTCAGGTCGCGCGTCTGGAGCGGGGGCAAGTTGGGATCCGGGACCGCTACCGACACCGACCTGACGATCTCCCCGCCGCCGAAGATGCGCGAGCCCCCCGCGCGCTGGATTGCGGACGCCCCCGGCCGTTACGAGGCTGGCGACATCATCGTCGAGAAGATCAGCCGGACGTACGCCGAGGCCACGTTCACGGCGCCGACGGTGGCCGGACACGAACTGCTGTTCCTTGTCGATGGGCGCGAGTACGCCACGGTCGGCGCCCCGACCATCAAGACCTTCGGCTGGTCACTCCAACTCCGACGGAGGACGCGCGCATGAGTGCCATCGAGATCCGCGCCGCCGGCTTCTCCGAAGCCATCCGCGCGCGCATGGTCGAGGACACCCGGGCGCTCCGCAAAGTGGCGCTCGACGTCGCGCTTGAGGGCGTCAACGTCGCGTCCAAGCTCACGCGCGACAAGGGGATCGGCGATCAGGGTCTCTACCTCGCAAGCTGGGGCGCGCAGTCCATCCCCGAGGGCGCGGTTCTGGAGAACACCGCGCCTTACGCGGGCATCATCGAGCATGGCCGTCGCCCGAACCGGCCGGGGCCTCCGCTCGCACCGATCCTTGGCTGGGTCATGCGGAAGCTCGTCCGATCGGGCGAGGTCACCGAGGCCGACGCGCCCGGGGTCGCGTTCCTGATCCGGCGCCGAATCCACGAAAATGGCACCGCGCCACGAAACGTTTTGCGTCTCACCGTTGCGCGGATTCAGCCCCGCCTTCAACGGGCAGCCATCGCCATGCTCCGGGCGAGGGCGCGCCGATGAGCTACACCCGCGACCCCGCCGCCGCCGTGTGCGAAGCCGTCGCCGCCTACCTGGCTGCCGCACTGCCGACGCACACCATCCTCCGCGGCTGGCCTGAGTCCGACCGCGCCCTCGACCTGACACACCCGGTCGTGAGCGTCACGGACCTCGGCCCGCTCGTTGACGAGACGATCCACCCGACGACGCTGGATGCCTCCACGCTGGGGCTCGGGCTGCTCACCATCGGCATCCAGCTCGATGTCTGGGCGGCCTACCGCGAGACACTCGACGCCGCCGTTCAGGCCGTCTCCGGGGCCCTCCAGAACGACCTTCCGTGGCGCCCGGCGCTCTACCTGACGGCCGCCGACTACGGCGGGCGCACCTTCGTCGTCACCCGCGAAAGTGACGGCCCCGAGCGCGACGGCGAGACCGCCCAGACCGGCCAGTGGCGCCACACGTTCACCCTTTCGGCCTCGATCGAGCGCGTCGCGTCCTACGCGCCGCCCGCCGTGGTCAGCATCGACACCCCCGTCACCCCTTCGTAGGAGCCCCACATGGCCAGTCTCATCCGCAGCATCGTCACCGCCGGGGCCGCCTTCTACGGCGTCAATCTCCTGGATGTCGCCCCGCCCGCATCGGGCCTCGGGTCCGTCTCGCGGGTGCTCGGCATCGTGGCCGATCTCCCGTGGGGCCCGGAAAACACGGTGACGACCTGCTACAGCTTCAAGGACCTGCAGCAGTTCTTTCCCGCCGCGTTCTCCAGTCTCTACAACAACTATCCGGCGCTCAAGGCGCTCCTCGGGCACCCGAAGCTCCCCGGCCCCGTTCAGGTCTGCCGCATCGTCCCGACGGGCGTGGTTCACCTCGCGATGGCGCTGTCCTACACGGTCACGGGCGGCGCCTTTGTGGGGACGGCCGCCTACAAGGGCACGATGGGCAACAGCATCACGGCGATGTGGGCTGCGGCGACGGACGCCGACGGGACGCATCGGAACCTGACGATCACCATCGGCACCGCATACTCCAAGCTCTACGAGAACGTCACGCTGACGAGCCTCCTGACGCTCGCTGACCCGTACATCACCTGGACCGCGACGAGCTCGCCGAGCGTCCTCCCAGCCGCAGCCGCCGCCGCAACGTCGACCGTCGCAGGCACGGACGGAACCGCCGTCTCGGCCGACTACATCGGCTCGTCGACGTCGAACGTGGGGATCCGCAAGTTCTACGCGTCCAACGTCTCCGTCGACGTCCTCCTCGTCGCCGAGTGCCCGTCTGGGCTCATCAACGCGGTGAACACCGGACTGGTCGCCTACGGCACCGGCGCCGGAAAGCAGGGGCAGTACGTTCTTTGCTCGGTCGCAAGCCAGAGCGCCGCATCCGCCGTCACCTATGTCGCCAGTTATCGGGACTCGGGCTCGAAGGGCTCCTACATGTGGCCGCGCCCGAAGATCACCAACACCTTCGACAGCACCAACCCCCTCGTTGCCGTCGACGGGAACATGATGCTCGCCACGGCGATGCTCGGGGTGGACCCCTGGAACTCACCCGAGGGCGTCAACAGCGCCCCTTGGTTGACCGGGATCGTGGATCTCGAAACCAACGACGCAGATGACGTCGCCTACGCCGCGCTCAACACTGCGGGCATCTCGACGCTGTTCATCGACGACACGCTCGGCCCCATCGTCCGAGGCGCGTTCACGACGAACGTGACCAGCGGGCAGACGGACATCGTCCGCAGCTCTTACCGCAGCTACGCGAGCACCCAGCTCGCCAGCTACGCGATCCACTACGTCGGCGTGAACCTCTCGGTGAATCTCACCAAAGGGCTGCTCGGCGACTCCGTTGACCCGCTGATCGGTGCGATGCGCGGGTTTCTGCAGGTCGAAACCGACAAGCAGCACATCAGCGGGTACACCGTCGACCCCTTTGGCTCGAACACCCAGAGCGACATCGACGCCGGGCACTGGACCATCGCCACGGCGATCAAGATGTTCGCATCGAACCGCCAGATGATCATCGCCACGCAGGTCGGCGCCACCGTCGTACTTTCTTCCTAACCTTCGATTCGAGGCCGATACATGGATACCACGCTTCCCACCTCTGGCGCCGAGACGCGCATCAGCCTTTCGGTTGACGGGGCCCCCATCCTGATCTCCGGGCAGGTCGACAAGGTTAGCGCCAAGCAGCGCATCTCCAACATGGAGCACAAGCCGCTCGGCACATCCGACGTGAAGATCGGGCAGGACCTCAACGGATGGGAGGGCACGATCTCGGGAAAGCGCTCGTCGCTCGCCATTGCAACGGCGATCAACCTCATCGAAGCCTCCAACCGGGCTGGGTTGCCGAGCGTCGTCGTGCTGGCGGTGACTACGTCGCTGCATGACGGGACGCGCGAGAGCCACATGTACAACGACGTCAAGCTGTCCTACTCCGGCGATTCGGCGCGCGGATCGTTTGATTCGTTCGACATCGCGTGGGTCACAGGCACCGGTCGGGTGGCGCTGTGAGGGATGCCGTCGAGTTCGCCCTTCCGAGCGGTCGGCACGTCGTCGCCACGGAGTTGACCGTCGCCGAGATGCTGATCGCCAAGCGCGCCGCAGGCAACGGGGTCGGCCTCGCCGCGTCATCGGCGGTCTCCATCGCTGGTCTCCAGATGGCGATCCGCGAGATCGACGGCGTCAAGGTGAGCTTCGATCAGCTCGGCGGTATTGAGGGTCGTTTCCGGGTCCGCGACCTGACGGCGCTGGTGAGCGCGTTTGCCAGCCTGCATGCGGCGCCGAAGCTGGCCTACACCGTCATCCCCGGCGAGCGCACGGACGTCTACACGGTCACGCTGCTGGACGGGTCCACCGTCACGCTCCGCGAGCTCGCGCACCCGGCGTTCTCGCGCTGCATGGCGGCGGGGGATGCCGAGCGCGGATGCCCCTCGTCGATGGAGTTTGCCGTCGGCCTCGCCGGCCTGCGCGCCAGCATCGCCGGGATCCCGTCGGACAATGTGCTCTGGCCCTACTCCGCGCGTGACACGACGGGCCTGATGGCGCTGTGGGGAGAGATCCACGGCGGGGATTTTACGGTGGTCCCCTCGGCCGCTTGAGCGAAGCCGATTGGGGGCGCGTCGCCTACGCCGCTCGGTATGGAAATCAGCCCCTCTCGGAGATCCTCAAAATGCGGCCCGCCGATCTGAACGGATTCAACGCCGCACTTGAGCGGATCATCATTGCCGAGAACGGCAAGGATGGTGCTGGGTGAGCGACGGCTACATCATCCGGGCGAGAATCGTTGCCGAAGACGCAGCCGCGCCCGGTGCGGACTCCGCCCAGCGGCGGCTGGAGGCCGTCGAGAGCCAGGCCGGATCGACCGGATCGGCGCTCACGCGAATGTTCGGCCTGATCGGCGGGATGGCCGGGATCGGCGCCGCCGTGAAGGGTATCACCGGCTTTCAGGCCACCCTGGAGGATGCCCAGAACGGCCTCGCCACGCTCTACAGCGCGCTGGCGGGCGTGGACATCGGGCAGGGGTTCCGGCTCGCACAGGATGACCTCGCAGGCCTTCGGGCCGACGCGGCGGCGGGCATCGGCGAGCTGTCCGACTATCTTGGGACGTTCAATCGCGTTCTGGGTGCCGGACTGACGAACGGAGCGTCACGCGGACAGCTCCGCACGCTGACCCGGGAGACGATCACGGCCACCGGGGCGGTGTTCGGTGCGAGCGGCATCGGCCGGGCGCCGGAAGAGCTGCTCATGGCGATGGAGGGGCGGGCCAACAAGCGCCTGACGCCCGTGATCGGGATGGCGCTCACGGCGATCCACATGACGGACGAGGCGTTCAACCGGCTCAAGCCGGAAGCGCGGATCGAGGCGCTGACACGCGCACTCGACACGTTCGCGCCCGGAGTGGCGCTCATGGGCAAGAGCTGGAATGCGCAGTTTTCGACGCTGCACGACACGATCCAGGGGCTGATCGGCACCGTGACCAAGCCGCTGTTCGACCGGTGGAAGGATGAGCTTGGGAAGGTGAATGACTGGCTTGTGAAGAACAAGGATGTTCTGGCCGACATCGCCGAGCGGTGGGGAGCAAAGCTCTTGACCATGTGGGACGGGATGATCGCGAAGGCTGGGACCTACGCGGCGATCGTGGCCGCCACACAGCTCGCGGGCCCCGGAATGGCCGCGGCGGGCATCGCGCGCACGGGTGCGGTGTCCCTGCTCTCGGGGGCGGCTGATGCGATGGCCGGAGGCGGGCTCGGCGGGGTGTTCACTGCAGCCGCCGAGGGGGCATCCGCTGCCGCGGGGCCGCTGGTACTCGTCACCGCCGCGTTTCTGGGCATCAAGGGCGCGTTGAGCGACTACCCATCGGTGTTCGGCTACGTCGCCGAGGCCGGGGGTCGGCTGATGGACGCCTTCGGGATGCTCGGGACGGCGATGGACTCGCTGGCGGGCCCGGGGAGCGCTCTGAACATGCTCGGCGCCGCCATCACGGGGCCGTTCGGGATTCTGTTGGACGTGCTTGGCGTTGGCGTTCGCATCCTCGCTGCGTTCGCGACCGGGATCGGGGTGGTGTTTTCGGTCATCGGGAACGGCCTCAAGTGGATCTACAGCCTGATGGCTGGGGACGCGCGTGGCGCCATCCACGCCAAGACCAACATGGCGAACGCGATCACGGAAGCCGACAAGAACCTCGGGATTCTCATGGGCTTTGACCTCCAGAAGAACACGCACGGCGGCCTCGATCACGCCGTCGCGGCCGGAGATTTGAAGATGAAGAAGGGCGGCGACTCAATCACGAACATCACCGGGCCCGTGACCATGCAGATCCGGACCGAGGTGAACGCCGATCCCGCCCGGGTGATGACCGCGCTCGGCGAAGGGCTGGACCGGATCCGGCTCGCAGGGCTCCAGGCCAAACGCATCCCGGCGGCGAGGCAGTAGATGGCCGATCCCGTCGTCAATTCACTGGTGATTCAAGAGCTTGATGGTGCCACCGGTCTGATCCTCGACACGCTGGGCGCGCTCCCGGCGAACAGCATGCCGATCGGCGGCTCCCTCCGTTCGACGCGCACGTACTACCCCGGGTCATCGACGCCTTCGACGCAGATCATGGGCACGCAGGAAGACGACATCACGCTCAAGGGCGTCTGGCGGGATGACCAGCTCGGCGCCGCTGGTGGGGCGATCAACCTATACGGGATCTGCCGGACCCTTCTGCTTGATCAGCTCCGGTGCGGCCTGTACTGGGGCCCGGAGATCACCCGCAAGGGCTACGTCAAGAGCTTCGTTGGCGACTTCGAGCGCCCGAACGTCATCCACTGGACACTGGTGTTTCAGGTGGACGAGGCCGACGAGGCGGCGCTGCTCTTGGTGCCCTTCCCGCCGTCCGCGACGACGACGACGCTGTGGGCAGAAATCCTCGCCGTGATTGCCGAGATCGACGCCGTGAGCGCCATTGTTGAGGTGGGGCTCGCCGTGACGGTCGCTGGCGGCGCGCTGCTCTCCGAAGCGGTGGCTGCATGAGCATCCCGAGCATCAACGCAGCGGCTGGAGCGCTTGCGAGTGACGCGGGGGCCGCCCTTGGCTCCGTCGCCAGCCTGCTCCAGCTCGGGACGGCGACCGCCAAGGACATCGGGGCGGCGGGGGCCTCCGTGACGGCGTGCCAGAGCGCGATCAAAGCCGTGCGCGCCGATCTCGACGCTCTTGCCGTCGAGGATGCTCAACTCTGGGCGGATGGCGGGGTGGCGCTCGGTCTGTGGCGATGGGAGCGCGGCCTCCGCTACAGCCTCGTTCGCCTCTCGGGTCGGCTGACGCGAGCCTCCGCCATCGTCGCAGAGATCGGCGCCGGGCAGGGCGTGACGCTGCATACGGTTCGCGCCGGTCAGTCCCTCCAAGCCATCGCCGCGATCTACCTTGGAGGCTGGGCAGAGTGGCCCCGAATCGCCGCCGCCAACGGGCTCAAGGCGGGCCCGGTCGCCACGGGCACGGTCCTGATCATCCCTGCGAAGACCTGACATGGCGGCGCGCACCTACTACCCGCGGGCGGCGGTCAGCCTGATCCTCTTGATCGAGGACTGGGGCGCGGGCACGTCGGCGACGTACACTGTCACGGCGATCCCGCGCGAGATCGAGGTCCATCGCAACGATCACCGCACCGCAGACACGGTCCGGGTGCAGCTCGACCTGCGAGACTTCCCCTTCGACCCGCGCACCGTGCGGAGCGCGCGGATCGAGGCGCTGATCGGCGACGTCGGACCGCCGGGGAGCGCTCTCCCAGCATCGGGGCCAGACGGCGCCTTCATCGGGTTCTCGGACACCATCGAATCAAGCCGTTCAGACGCCGGGGACTTCGTAACTATCGAGGGCCGGGACTTCACCGGGCCGTTCCTCGACACGAAGTGGCCGGGCGGGATGATCGACGTCACCCGGGCGCTCACGGACGTCATCCAGGACGTGATCGACGCCGTTCCGGGCGCCGATCAGATTGGGCAGAACCCCGGGATCTGCTACTCCGAGGGGGCGACCAGCGTCATCCTCGCTGACGCCATCGGTAAGAAGAAATTCGCGCCTCACGCGGGCGACGACTGTTGGACCGTGCTGTGCGACCTGTGCGGGCGGGTGGGGCTCATTCCGGTGTTCAACCTCGACGTGCTCTGCATCCTCACCGCCGCCGATATGGGGGTCTCCCGGGATTCGTTCATCAACGCCGGTGCGCTCACTCCACAAACGGCAGCGCTGGAGTACGGATCTGATCTGACCCGGCTCAAGCAGGTGCGGCACGCCCGCGAGGCCGCCCGCAAGCAGATCCGAGTGCAGTGCTGGGACGCCACGACACGGAAGACGTCGACGTCGACCTACCCCACCGCCCCGATCGTGAACAAACAGACCGTGGGCACGGACGGAAAGGTGAAGACCGAGGCCGCCCCGATCGTGCCATTCTACGTCACTGGGACGTATTCGGCGTCTGACCTCGCTACCATCGCAAAGAACATCTACACGGAGGTCAGCCGGGAGGAGATGGAGACGGAGATCGAGACGCTCGACATGGCGGACCTCGATGGCGTCGCCATCCCGCAGCTCGGCAACGGCGCCCACGTCACCGTCACGATCGGTCCCCATCTCGTCACGGACATCAGTGGCCTTTCGCAGTCCGAGGCCATCGCGAAGCTCACGAGCGGCCCACGTGCGCTCGCCAGCGACGTCGCCACCGCGTTTGTTGCTGCATTCGCGACCGCCCAAAGGCTCTCTGTGACCTTCTACGCCAAGGAGGTTCAGCACGTCTGGAGCCGGGAAAATGGCTACCGCTGCCAGATCACGGCGATCAACTTCGTCGGAGGAGCGACGTGAGGCGCGGTGTTGAGCGCGGGATCGCGGACCTGGCTGTCGACGCCGTCACGTGCGGCACTGGGCAGATCACGGCCGTCGAAGTGGACGGGAGCGGGGGCTTTCTCGCGACCATCACGATTCAGCCCTCCGGTTGGGAGGTGCAAGCCCGCGTCATGTGGTCCGGGGCCCTCAACGCGGGCGGATCCTTCTTCCCGGTCGCGGTGGACGACGAGGTGCTTGTCCTCCTCCCCGACGGCGACCCGAACCGCGCTGTCTGCCTGCCAGGGCTGACGAGCTCGTCAGCGAAGGTGCCGTCGTCGTTCGACAACTCCAAACCGATCTTCGTGCATCCGTCCGGGGCCTCGTTCGCGACGTCGGAGAACGCGACGACGCAGGCCGTGGTGACGCAGGACCTCCTCGCGGACCTGTCGAACAGCCTCACGGAGATCGCCGCCGGCCTCGCCGCATTTGGAATCCCCACCCCCAACACCGCCACCCTCATCGGCAAGCTCGCCGCGTCCTACCGCTCGGCGGCGTTGGTTACGGAGTAGCGATGAATCGTAGATGCTCATACACGATTTGTAGAGTAGGATCCCGCCCATGAGCGCCTCCGACCTCGACGCCGCCCGTTTCGGGGTGGACATCGACATCCCGATCGACCCGGGCGGGGTGATCGCCGTCACCCCGACGGGCGATGTCCCGATGCTCTCGGGGCGGTCCTGCCTGTTGCGTGACGTTCAGCGGCGGCTCGTCAGCCAGCCGGGATCGCTCATTCATCGCCCGGCATTCGGAGCCGGGGCCATCGGTTACCTTGGGATCAACAACTCGGCCGCCGCTCGCTCGCGACTCGGAACGGATGCCCGGGCGAACCTGCTCGCGGACGGACGTCTCAAGGACGTCGGAATCGCGCTCACGTCTGACGATGGCTCCTCAACGCTCACGCTCATGGCGACGCTCACGCTCCGCGACGACTCCAAGAGCACGCTGGAGGTGACGTTGTGAGCGCCACGATCCCCACGTTCGATGACCTCTACAACGCCGCCAAGGCGGAAACACAGGCACGCCAGCCGGCGCTCACCGACTACTCGGACGGCTCGGCGCTCGACGCGATCACTGGCGGCGGGGCCGTGCTCGCCGACATGCAGATCCGCGCCGACCTCGACGCCGCAGCCGCCAAGTACATCGCGATCGCGACCGGGAGCGACCTCGATGCGGCGGTGACTGACATCTTCCCCGGCTGTCCGCGCCAGGCCGAATCCGCCTCCGTGGGAACGCTGACGTTCACCCGCGGGGGCAGCTCGGGCGTCGTGGAGATCCTTGCCGGAACCGTCGTGACGGCGACTGTGAACGGTCAGACGGTCACGTTCACGACGGACAGCAGCGTCTACATGACGGGCTCGACGGTGAGCGCGATCGCGCACTGTTCGGCGGTGGGTACGGCCGGGAATGTCGCGGCCGGGGTGGTGACGACGATCCCGACGCCGATCCCGGACGACGCAACCGCGACGGTCACGAACGCCGACCGCTTCGTTGGCGGGGCAGCGACCGAGACCGATGACGCCTACCGCGCCCGCGCCCAGGCCTACCCGCTCACGCTGCGACGAGGCACGGTGGCCGCGCTGGAGGAGGGCGCGCTCTCCGTCCCTGGCGTCTCCTACGTCACGGTGGACGAGTCCTCTCTGGCGACGGACGCGACGGTCTACGTTTACGTCGGCGACCCCGATGGCCGTGGAAACGCCGCGCTCGCGTCCCTCGTCGCGACCGAGCTGGAGAACTGGAGGGCGGCGGGCGTGCTCGTCGAGACGGTCGCTGCCGCCCGTGAAGAGGTGGCGGTGAGCGTGGCCGTCACCGTCAAGGCGGGCGCGGGGACCGACGCGCTCAAGAGCGCCATCCGGGCTGCCCTGCTCGCGTACACCGACACCCTGCCATCCGGCTCGCAGATGTACCTCTCTGCGTTGGAGAGTGCTGCGATCCGCGTCTCTGGCGACGTGCGAGGGGCGATCGCCATCATTACGGGCGGCGTGCCGAGCACTGACGGCGTTCTCCCCTCCGCGCCATCGAACGCGATTCGGGTGTTGGCCACCGCACTCACCGTGGTCTACACATGAGCACTGCCGCGATCCTCGCCGACTTTGAGCAGTTCGTCCCGAAGCAATACCGGGCGATGCGCCCGCTCATGGCGGGCTGGGCGGCTGCGTTCAGCGCTGCGGATCAGGCCGGGGTGACGCTCCGCGAGAACTGTACGATCAGCACGGCCGACGGGAAGTGGCTCGATCTGCTCGCCGTCGGCTTTGGTCTGCGCCGCCAGCCCTCCGAGTCCGATGACTCACTGCGCTACCGCATCCAACACCCCGCCGATGCGCTCACCCGGCCGGCGATCCTGGACGTGGTCAACGCCTACCTGACGATCATCGGCCAGCCGGCGACGGCGACCATGATCGAGTGGTTTCAGGGCCCTGCGCTCGACGTCGACTTCTGGCTTGACCAGACCGTCCTGCAGGACCGTGGCGCGCAGTTCGTGCTCATCGTGCCGCAGATCGGGAACACCATCGCAGGCTCCAGCTACCTCGACTCCGGGGCCCTCGGCATCGACCTGTACCTCGGCAGCGACGGCATCGACCCGGCCTACAACGCCATCATCGCGCTTGTGAACGCCATCCGAGCGGCGGGGGTCCGTTGGGCGCTCCGCATCGACCAAGAATCCATCTTCACCTGAGAGATCCGCATGGGAACCCCCTTCACCCGCGCCGACGCCGAACTGCTGTTCACCAGCGGCGAGCTGTTCACCCTCACGGACGCGCAACGCATCCAGCACGCCGCGGGCGTCGGCATCATGGGCCTTCTGGCCGGCCGGCTCCTCTTCGACGAAGCCAACAACGCCTTCAAGGACGGCTTCTTCGGGGACGACTGCAAGGTCACGACAACGGGCGGACTGGGGTACTCCGTCGCCGTCGGCATGGGGTTCATGTACGACTCCACCGTCGCCGATGCGTTCGCCTCGCAGTACCGGCCAATCGTGCTGGGGACCGCTTCGACGGGGACGTTCGCCGCTCGGGATGCGACGAACCCACGGCACGACATCTTGTGCATCGCGCCCGCCACGGTGGACGACACCGCAGAGACCGTGAGCGTCAAGGACCCCTCGACCGGCGCGACGAGCTCGACGAGCATCAGTCGCCGGCGCCGCTATTCCGCGACCGTGACCGTGGTGACCGGCACGCCCGCAGCCACGCCGGTTGACCCCGCCACGCCCGCGGGCACCATCAAGATCGCCTCGGTCAATGTGCCGCCCGTCTCGGGTGCGCTGACGTTCACCGACACGCGGCAACGGCTCCAGCTCGGCGCGGGCGTGAGCGTGATCCCGCCCCACAGCTACCACCAGAACTTCGTGCTCGGGACCGGCGCGGAGCTCCAGGTCACCGCCAGCGGGACGCCGAGCATGGTGCTCCAGGTCGCCGCCGGCTCGGCTGACATCAACGGCGCCGGGCAGGATTCCGGCTCAACGCGCGCGCAGCTCCGACAGGCCAGTTCGGTCACCGTGAGCGCGAGCGACCCGACCAACCCTCGGATCGATCTCGTCGTGCTGTACGACACGGGCGCGCTTGGGGTTGTAGCGGGGACGCCGGCCGGGTCGCCGGTCGCGCCATCCGTGCCGTCCGCGGCCATCGTCCTCGCCCATGTCGCGGTCGCCGCGACGACGACTGCGCTGAACTCCGGGACGATCACCGACTACCGCCAGCGCCTCGCCCTCACGGCCGATCGGGTCGCCGGGATCGCCGTTCTTTCCGCCTCGGTAGACGCGGAGGGCACGACGGCGGCGAACGCGATCCGCGTCTCGATCCAGGTTCAGGACGAGGGTGGGAATCCGGTGCTCGGCGTCTCGAAAATCCGGCTGGCGTTGCTCGAACCGATCGGCACCGCGATCACCAGCACGGACTACGCGATCAACCCGGTCGCCGTGACCGGTGCCATCGTCCTGCCCTCGCATCATGCGGGGGTGTCCTCTGCCTTCACCGCGATGGGCGGCATTTTCTCGACAGACGCCACGGGGCTGCTCGTCGTCGACGTCAAAGACACCACCGGCGGCGCGAACCGCGGTGTCTGGCTGACGGCGACACCGCTGCGAACGCCCGGCGAAGTCCAGTACATCGACCTTGGTTTCAACTGACCTGACCCGGAGCCCCCATGGCCGCCCTCAACCTCACCAGTCCCGCCGTCCTCCCGCTGTTCACCAAGGCGACGACGTCCGCAACCATCGGCCACCTTCGCCGCGTCGATCTCCCGCCCGGGCATGGCGGCGTCGTGGTGTCGCTCCGTCCGGTCACCACCGACGCCAAGATCGTGACGCTCGGAAGCGGATCCCTCGTCGCGGACGAGACCGATATCGGTGCTGCCACTTTCGGCCCGCTCGATCATGACCTCTGGACGGAGGTGTATTTCCCCGCCGGCTGCGAGACGTTCTACCTCGCCTCCACAGGCGCGGGCGTCGATGTGTATATCGGCCTCGACAAGCCGAGGTGCCTGTGAGGACGCTTGCGGGGCGCGCA